GTGATCGGCCTGCTGCTGGCATCGGTCGTGCTCAGCGAAACCTTTTACCTGCGCAGCCCATCCGGCGTGCTGCTGCTATTCGGCTTGGGCCTGTTCATGTCCCTGGGTTTTCTGCTGTTCGGCCACATTCGCTTCGACGAGCAGCCCTGCGAGAAGCACGAGGAAAACCCGCTGCGCTCTTAAGCGCATGAATCCTTTAAAAAAAATTTGCCATCGAGAAAACATTCGACTACATTAGCGCGCCTCGACGGGGTAAACGCCAAAACGTCGAGATCCGGTGAAGTGTCCGAGTGGTTGAAGGAGCACGCCTGGAAAGTGTGTATACGGGAAACCGTATCAAGAGTTCGAATCTCTTCTTCACCGCCACTTTCGCAATACCTAAAGCCCTGAAAGCTGAGAAGTTTTCGGGGCTTTTTGCTTTTTGGCTTTCGGCAGGTGTCGAAAAAGTGTCGAAAGCCCTTGTCTGCTGAATCACCAGTCCAATTCCTTAGTGCAATCGGCTACAGGTTCGGCCATGCCTTCCTTGATGGATTCGCGCATGCCAGGAGCTGAAAGCGGGTCATCAATCAGTGGGTTCAGCCTCAATGCGTCCTGCAGGTGATCGGGCGACAGGTGCGCATAACGCATGGTCATTGCCAGCGACGTATGCCCCAGGATTTTCTGCAGCGTCAGGATGTTCCCGCCCCGCATAACGAAGTGACTGGCGAAGGTGTGCCGTAGCACGTGCGTGGCCTGGCCGGCCGGGAGCTTGATCGAGGTTTTATCCAGCACACGGCTAAAGGTCAGCATGCAGTTGGTGAACAGGCCGTGACGCTTGAAGTAGATCTGCAGGGCCTTTTCCAGCTCTCTATCGATAGGAATCGACCGGGTACGCTTCGACTTAGTGTTGGCAAAGGTCACCATGCCGTTTCGCACTCGCTCAGGTGTCAGCGCCTGGGCTTCTCCCCACCGGGCACCCGTACTCAGACAGACGCGAGCGATCAGGCCGATTCCTGGGCTGGTCGTGCGGTCATCCAGGGCCTCGAGCAGTTCGGCTATCTGGCAAGTCGAGAGGAACGAAATAGGGCGCTCCTGCAGGCGTAGCGGACGGACATTGGCCAACGGGTTCGGGTAGTCGATATCGCCCAGGCGATGCAGCTCGTTGAACAGGGCTTTCAGGTAGCCGAGCCGGTTGTTCATGGTCTTGCCTTGAATGCCTGCCTTGAGCAGCTCGCTGCGTGTTTCGCAGAAGGCGTTGCCGGTGAGCTTGACCGCGATGGGGTCGCCCAGGTCTTTAGCCAGGTTCTGCAGGGTGCGGAGGATCGCGGCACCATCAGCCAGGGCATGGCCATGAAGTTCGTGATAGCGGGTGCAGAGTTCGGAGAGGCGGCGACGGTCTTTCGGCTTGGGCGTCCAGGCTGGTGAGTCGATGCAATTGGCCCTGCAGGTCGCTTCAAAGCGCTGGGCTTCACCCTTGGTCTTGAAAGTCTTGCGGAAGCGCCGGCCCTTGATGGGTTCAACGTCGACTTTCCAGCGACCATCACTCAGTTGCTCAATTGCCATGGTGTCGGCCCTGGCCAAGCGCGCGAGCGTCAGCGTGTTTGTCTTGTTTGTGTATTTGGCAAACAAACATCAGACAGCACGCCCCCAACGAACATGGCGTTCTTCAAGGATGCCTTTGATGTGCTTGTACAGGCCGTCTTCATCCATGCCTTTGGCGGCATAGTGGTCGCGGATCACCGGCCAGCACTCCCAATCCTTGAGCCGATAGAAAGCCTTTCTAGCGCCCACTCGCTCCCGTGCCAGCAGGCTGACGAAGTTTCCCAGGAATAGCTCGACGTTCTTGCCGGAGAAGCCCCGCGAGGTCTTGTATTGGCGCTTGTACTCGGTGTCATCCACCAGGGAATCGACCGGCAGATCCACGCGCACATCGTCACGGATCAGCGTCCAGATGGGCTCAAAGTAGCCAGGGCGAGACAGCAACTTGAACTGGCGCAGGCCATAGCGCCACAGGCCGTCTAGGTGAGGGGCAAAGGCGGCATAGCTGTTGGTTTCGATGGTCTCGCCGCTGTGCAGGTCGAACGAGCCGGAGGCGAATTGCTGGATCACCGAGTGGTGGTAACGCAGCTCGACGCGCCACACATCTTGCTCCGGGTTGTAGTTATCGGGGTCGGCTTCGTCGAAGCTGTCGCGACGCTTCCAGACGTTTTCCCAGTAGTCGAGCTTATCGATGGAGCGGGCCTGTTCGGTCTTGTTGTAGATACCGAGCTGGACGCCACCAGCAGAGCCGAACAGGTAGGACTGACCTTTGCCGTAGGTGGCAGACTCCAGCGTCCACTGAATTTCCTTGATGCCGGAGATATCACGGGCAGCGCGTGCGCGGCAGTGCATACGGGCGACCAAATCGGCGGGTGGTTGCCATCCCTGCAGGTCTAGCGCGAGGTGGACGGCGCATTGGTTGCGTTCGACGTTGGTCAGCACGTGGTCGGCGTAGTAGTCCAGGCGTTCCTGCAGGCGCTCGGGGCAGAACTGGTCGATAGCGTGAGGCGATACTTCGATTTTCAGGTGTGGCCCGATGTTCTCGATTTTGGCGTTGAAGTTCTTCATCAGCAGGATGATCCCCAGGTCAGCATTCTGCAGCTTGTACTGGTAGCCAGAATCCTTGCTGACGCGACCCGAGTGCCAACGCTGGCCAGCGAAGTCGACGATGGTCCCTGGCTTCTCGAACAGGCTCATGATTTCCGGGCGGATCAGGCCGCGATACAACTGGCGGACGGTATCGACGCTGCAGGCCAGGATTCGGACGTTGGAAAGGTCAGTTATCCGAGCGGTCATGCTGTCGAAAAACAGCCTACCGGTCGGGGCTTTCTTGAACTCACGATCAACGCGGAGTTGGTCTTTAACTGCCATTTTCTAATGCTCCAAATAGTGCCGAATCGACACGTTTAACCTTGGTTTATCTGACGTGCTACAGGGACGTCAGCGCCCGCGCGGCGGCGCACACGCGCGCTCGTGCCTCGCACGCAACCACGCCGCCGCGCATGGCGTTCCTTTGGTGTTCGCTCACAGGGCACCCTGATAGCCGCTCAGCGACGGCCATGCAGCGCCTACCGGTGCGTTAGCGCTGGCAGAAGGGGCAGGGCGCGAGGGCTGGTTTTGGGGAGGCTGTTGCTCTGGCTGTGTCTGAGCAACCTGGCCGTTGGGATCGGGCAGGCGATCAGGCTTTGCAGGATCGAACGCACCTTCTTCGACGTAGGCCATGCAGGCTTCAAAGGACACCACCGCTCGGGTGCCTTGCTGGGTATTGCAGCGACAGCCATACACCTTGCCGTCGCGGTAGCCCAGGACGAGGCGCTTGTGATTCCTGGCCACCATTTCAGGGTCAGTCGAGTACATGCAGGACAAGCGCGGATAGGTGACGGGCCGGGTGATTTCGTCGTAGATCGGCGCCGAGCTGGGTACATCGGGCAGGCGTGGCACTCGCAGGGCGACGTACTCTTCAGGCGACAGCGGCGCGGCATTGCTGGGGGCTGGCTGTTGTGCCACGGGGTCGCCGGTCGGTGACGTGGCGCGCGCCTGTTCGACGGCTTCGGCCTGGGGCTTGGGCGGGGCGATGCGCCGTTCATAGATGCCATAGCCGAAGTAGCCAATACCGATGATGCAGGCGATAAACACGAACAGCGCCCGAGGCGGCTTGAACTTCATGTGATGCTCAGAGCCTTCGGCAACGGACTGGTACACGCCGAAGTACTTCTTATCGAGCAGGACGCGGGTGGCCTGGCCGTCGCTGAAGTCGTTCTTCTTCTCAACGTCCATGTTCACGCGCTCAAACTCCCAGCGCTTGATGACCTTGCCTTTGTGGCCTCGCACGTAGTGGATATGCGAGTTGCACAGCTTGCGGAAGTGGGTGTCGATCAGGCCGGGATTCTGGGTGATGCAGTGCAGTTCATGGCCGCGGTGGCGCATGGTTTCCAGGGCGCTGGCGTAGGCGGGGACGGCAGAGCCGGCAGGGCGAACGCGGAAGAAGGTCTGCGCTTCGTCGATGACGATCATGGCGTTCTGCGGCAGCTCATGCCATTTCTGCGGATCGTCGAATTCCTGCCAAACGGCCTCGAGCACTTCGGCGTTGGGATCGAAGCCGCGAATGTTGTGGTAATAGACCGGGCGGCCTTCTTTCGCGGCTTTGGCGTCTACTTCCTTGATGGTGTTCAAGGTCTTGCCGTTGCCCTGCAGACCTGTACGCAGGACGAACATCAGCCACCTGCCTTGTTGAGCAGGGCGAGGCCGGTGATGGTGCCGGTGATGCGGTCCATCCCGGCCAGCATCAGGCGAGCGATGACGGCAGCGATGATGATGTTGATGGCCACATCGACCTTGGCCATGCCGAGGATGGCTGCGACGGGGGGCGGGATGGCGCCGAACAGACCTTTGATATAGCCGTCTACGCTGTCGATCAGTTGGCCGATGCCGACATAGGCGACGTAGGCAAAGCCCAGGGAAGCCAGCGCCCGGAAGACCAGCCCGGAAACGATGGAGCCGAGGAAGGTGGCAAGCAGTGGTAGTAGTGGCATATCAAGACCCCTTGATTCCGCGTCCGATGGAGACTGCAAAGAAGATCGAAGCCAGGGCCACAATCAGCGGGCCGATGGCTTGGGCAAAACGGCAGGCGGGTTCCCAGCTAAACGAGTAGCTGCGACCCATGACGGTAAAGCTCTGCGGGGAAGGGCACGACTGCGGTAGCCAACGGCCTTTGTTCACGGCTTCGGTGAACAGGCTGCTGACGGCGATGGATTTCTCTTCCAGCTGGTAGTCCTCGCCGGCCAGTTCGCTCTCGATGTCGCGCTTAACCTGTTCGCTGTACGTCCACTGGCATATCTGGTTTTTGTTGGCGCGCAGAATGGCGCACTGGATGACGTCGCCTTCGCACTTCAGCTCGGTGTCGCAATCTTCGCCCTCGACGCTGGGCTTTACGCATTTGTTCGGGTCGGTTTTGGGGTCGCACTCGCCGTCATCGTTGCCCTTGCACTGGTTGGGGTCGGTTTTTGGGTCGCACACACCATCGCCATCACCCTTGCATTGATTCGGATCGGTCGCGGGATCGCATTCGCCATCCCCTTCGCCGTCTCCCTCGCCATCACCGTCACCTTCTCCATCCCCGTCGCCGTCTTCTCCATCGCCGTCTTCGCCGTCACCATCATCGGGCGGGCAGACTTCGCCGGTGCTGGGGTCGCATTCCTCAGGCGGTTTAGGAACGCAGGTGGTGCCAGACCAGACATGGTCATCGCCGCAGTCTGGCGGCGGGTCGGTCGGGTCCGTTGGATCGGTGGGATCGGTCGGCGGGGTGCCGCCGGTAGGGTTGTCGCCGGGCTGGCATTCAGCGCCGGTGAAGGTGCCTGCGCCCCAGCAAACGCCAGTGGTAGCACCTTCGGAGACAGGGGCACATTGCGAGGTGCCGAGGGCGATACGGCAACCGGCCTCACAGCCATGTTCGATAGGGCCGAGGCCATTGAGGTCAGGCCGCAGCATGGACCAGGTGGTGTGCTGGCCTGCTTTCTCCTCGCATTGCTGAGGCGGCTCAGGCGGGATGCAGCTAGGCAAGTAAGGGTCACTGGTATTAACAGTGTGCCCTTCGGGGCATGAGTTGCCGCGCCGCCATACGGTGCCAAGCCCATAATTCTGGTTGGCGCCATTGCGGCCGAAACAAGCAGCATTGGAGTTGTCCGACGCAATTGAGATCCGCGTAATGGCGGTTGCGGGACTAAGACTCAGAAGATACTGGCAGGCAGAGTTAGGACTGGCAAACCGCTGTCCACCTGCTTCCCAGTAATAGTCTTCCGCATAGGAAAGCGCTGGAAGCAGAAGCATCAAGACGATGCCCGCGAACAGAGCGGTAGCGGTGCTATATCGGCGCATCTCAAACCCGCCCAAAGAACAGAGCCCAGAACGCCATGACGATGATGATGGTGGTCAGCATGTTGGCGTCCATGAAAAGCCCTTATGTGAAAAAGCCCGATAACGAGTTACCGGGCTGGTTGGTTGCAGCCGGCCTTACAGCGCGCGGCGGATGAACTTGAAGGCGGCAATCGCGATGATCACGCCCAGGACGATGCCCGCGACCTCGACGCCATCGACCTGCGCATCAGTGAGGGCAGTGGTCACACCGGCCGGGAGGGCGGCATGGGCTTGCTGTACGGCCAGCAGGCCAACAGCGGCGGAAGCACCGAGGGCACGGCGCAGGACTTTCAGGTTTTGCATGGGTGTGTCTCCTACAGGTTGAGTGCCTTTTTCAGCACGAGAGCGCCGAAGACGATGGCGAACAGCACCAGGGCGTGTTCGCGGATCTGTGCATGGTCTTCAGCGGTTAGCCCGGTCGGGCTTATCTCACTGAGCGCGACGGTAGAGAGGGTGCCGACACAAACCGGGGTCTGGCCTGCGCTCTCCCATACGCCGTCGCACACAATGAAATTCATGGCGCCCCCTTACTCAGCCAAGCTGGGGTCACGAATGACCTCAGCCATGGCGATGCAGTCGGGGCAGATCACGAGGTCGGGCGCCTTGTTCAGATCGGGCAGCAGGTCGGGCTGGGGGGCGGACTGGTTGTAGAGCTGGCCCATGGGCTGCCCGCAGCAGTCGCACAGCACGCGATCAACGATCAGCACGGCGGCGCCCTCCCGTTAGGCCTTGGCCGGGTCCGGTTGAGCACCGGTCGGCTTGGGCTGTTGTTGGGCGCCTTGCGGGGCAGCAGGCTTGGCGGCCTGGCCTTTCGGGTTCACCGCCTCGATATGCACAGCCAGGTTGTTACCTTTCTGCTTGCCTGCACGCGCCACTTCGAAGGTGATGCGGACCGTTTCGAGCGGGGCAAATTGGGCGCCAGAGGCGAACACCTCATCTGCAACGTCGGCAGGCACATCCATGCTCACAATGGACAGGCCGTTTTCGGTGATGCCGTCTGGCTCATCGCCGTAAAACACCTTGACGATTTTTACGTCGGTGCCGTTTTGGTTGAACGCCAGTTTCTGAGTGCCAAGAAATGCAACTTCCATAGTCGAACGTGCCATTTGTGTTTCCTCGCTTAGTTGCGCGTTATTGCGCGGTTTTGCCTTTTTGCAGGCCGAGTTAGCCCAGGCAGAGGAACTTTTTAAGTTCGCCAATGCCAGGGGTTGCGCGGCTTGCAACGGGTTTCTGTGTGCCTAGTTATACGCTACTGAAAAGCTAAAAAATCACTCTTGAATAATTAACGTGTGCCGCTGCTTATTGAGCTAAATAGTGCTGCAATGACACTTTCAATTATTCCGATACTTCAATTTGATTCATGAATCTGGAGAACACCAAGGGCTTTGCCCTTGTCATCCCACTCTTGCCGCCGAGGGCTCGGGAGCGCGGGGCGGTGGAGCTGCCCCACACTCACGAGCGGAGGCTATTTAAGGTGGTGGGTGTTCAAGGGTTCGCTCCGCCCGTGCCTCCGTTTGACCGAACGATGAAGCGTGTTCGGACAAGCCGGGGGCGCGGCCCTTGACCTGTTCAGCATCGGCGGTGTCGGCCAGATCGATGGGGGCGCACTGGTGAACGACCTTGGTCATTGCCTGATAAAAGGAGTCATCTACCGACTCCAGCAGTTCAACGGCTTGCAAAGTGCCGAACACACAGCCGACAGCAAAACCGATAAAACCCCAGGGCGCGGAATGCCAGAGCAGGGCGACCAGATAGCGGCCAAAACGGAATGAAACGGTCATGCGCTCACCCCACCAGCTCGAACGGTTCGCGCAGGGGAACGAAGGGCGTTGGTTTGCCGGTGTCGAGCACAACGCTCCAGTATTTCGGCGGTCGGCTCGACGGCTTGTGTTTCTCGCAGGTATAGGCCGGCGTAACGTGGGTCCGACCATTTACCTCGGACCATTGCGCGGGGCGGCAGTCGGTGCATGGTGTGGATCGGCAGGTATCCGAGTTCGACGATGTTGGGAGCGTCGCCCAGTTTCGATTGACGTAGCACACAGAGCAGTCGCAGTTCTCGGGGTGCGGGTGTCGCACGAACGCCATGTACTTGCCTTGGGGATTGCGGGCGAAGCAGCCCGGACAGCCGCACTCCCTGGGGTGTGACAGCAGATATTGGCTCGTGCTTGTCATTGGCCGGCACCTCTGGCTTTGCCTGCGCGAAGCTGGCTTGCAGGCGGGTGACGATTTCGGCGTTCAGGGAGCGGTTCGCCTGTTTGGCGGCTTGCTCTACCTGGGCGCGGAGGGCTGGCGGCATGCGCAGCTTGAATTGCGGGTCAGTGCGGCTCATTGGTTCACCCCCGGAAGCAGCACCACGCGGGTTTGGCCGAGCTTCACGCTCTCGACGGCGCCGGTTCTGATCCAGTGCGCGACCTGTTCGACGGGAACACCCGCCAGGGCGGCGAAGGCGGCTTGCGTATAGAAAGGAGGATTCATGCCGTCCACTCCTGTTCCAGCAGCCAGGTGCGGAGCAGGGCGCTGTTGACCATGCGGCGCTTGCCTAGCTTTACGGTGGGGAGAACGCCTTTCATTGCCCAGGCACGCGCGGTGCCGTAGGTCAGGCCGTTACGGTCGGCCCAGGACTCGACGGTTTCCACGTCCTGTTGCGGGCCTATCAGCTTCGAAGGTTCCAGCTCTTCCAGTTCCATGCTCGTTCCGTCACTATTCGTGTCATTAGCCATAAATGGCTATTGGAGTAAATATTTCTCTGGGGGAATTATTAACCCGTCCGCCAGGTAGAGCAACAATTTCTCTGGAAAAGATTTCTATATGGAAAAGGCTGCTGATAGGGCTCGCCTATTGATTAAAAAGCTTGGCCCCAAGAAGGCCAGCACCTATGGCGGTGACTACGAGCGCTGGAAAAGTGTGAGCAAAGGGGCAGTACGAGTAAGCACAGAAGAGATAGACGTACTAGTTGAGGTTTATCCTCAATACGCTTTGTGGCTGGCTAGCGGGAAAATTGCCCCGGACGCAGGGCAGACAAGCCCCGAATATGATCAGGCCAATTCAAACTTGCCCAATCAAAACGCGGGATAGCGATTACAACGGAAGTAACTAGGCGCTGGTATGCCCGTGATAGATGGTTTAATAAGTAGTTGCACTAGCTGTTCGTAGAATAACAAACTCGGATGCCGATGAATGTCTGAAGTATTAATTGGATCTATAATAAGAGAGATACTCAAGAAGTCTTTTCTATATGGAGAGGGATCATCCGGCATTAAAAGCAAAAGCTCAAAACTTTCAAAGGAAGATAAGATAAAAAAAGCTAGCGGCTGGTA